GAATGGTTTATGGGAAGGGAGAAAGGTGACGGAACATATGTCTCTGACAAATATTCGTATACTGGACAATGGCTGGACGGCAAAATGCACGGCCATGGAACGCAGACAATGTTGAAACGTGGAGTTCCGACAAAAACGTACTGCGGACAATTTGTCAAAGGATATCGCCATGGAGTCGGTATTCTGACCACTTTCACGAAAAATGGTACTGAAACAACGTGCAAAGGAAAATGGGTGGGCAACAAGTACATTGCCAAATGAATGATCACGGTGGAACGTTTTCAAGTGAATTATATTCAATTATGAACAATATTCTTTCTGTAAAAAAGGAATTGTATGGCAATGTAGTTTTTAATGTTGACAATATGTGTTGAAACAAAGTACACAAATGGACATTATATTCCATCTTTAGGCAATATTTTTTCTGTTAAAAGGAATTGTATGACAATTGTACGAAATTAAAGAAAGCTAAGTCATTGCAAGCCAGGAGCTCTTCCAATAAGGAGTTGGTTCAATTGAGGATGAGGATACATACAGGATACACCTAAGTATCCGATACAGCTTTGTTTGTCACATTTTGAGAATTTCAATGTCTACTTTTCATGTATTATTATAAATGGTTCAGTTTAACATAATTATATATACTTAGCATAAATTTATAGGACGTAAAATATGAAGACAATATTCTTTTGGCATGTAAAATGCGATCATATGCCAAAATGGATAAAAATAACAAACGCAATCCACATATTACAGGGGTTCCTATTCGACATGCAGATGTTCTTTTCAAGAAATTAGTGCAACAAAAGTTCCGATGCCACTACACAGGAATTCGTTTTTCAATGGATCGGGACCATTGGCGGCATTTCAGTTTAGGAAGACTTGACAATTCTCTAAATCATACGAGAAAGAGAAACAGTATTTATTTGTCGCATGTTCAATCCCCCTGCGTAGAGTATGAGTAAAATGCAAATGAAAATAATCGTAGTAAACTGACTAATATTCATAGCGCTCATAAGTATCAGTTGTTGCCTCTATATATTTTCGTCACAATTTGAAGCATCAGCAGCATTGAATAATAATTGAGGTCACAGACAGACTACACAAATGGACACGGAATCACAAAGACCGTACAATTTTAGACAAAGGGATAAGCGTACTCCAATCATTCCGGAAAAGCCAGGAGATGATTCTTCGGAAGGCGCCGACAAGTTGGATGATTCCTCGGGTCCTGACGATGAATTGCCGCACGACGGAGGCGATGGTAGTATAATTCCAACGTAGTTATCAGAATATTGTCTCAAGATTTAATAACATTTTGTATTTTCATAGAGGCGCTCGACAAGATTATCTCTGAGAACTGCAATATTAACTTCGCTAACAAGGCCAAAGCCGATGCTGAGAAGATCAAGAGAACGAAGATGCTCGAGTTGATCAAATTTGTTGAAAGCAATGACTACAATTCTGAAACAGATATTATGAAGATTGCTGATCGCGCTTGGGAAATCGGGAATCGCGAGTTCGACAAGGCGCATGGCGGAGAGCGCGAACGCACACTTAAAAGCGACTCTCCTGAAGTAAAAGCTAGCAAGAAAAAAGCTAGCCAAGAATTCAAAAACTTCACGATCAACCCTGCTCAATACATTGCGATCACACTCTTCTCCAAAATTTTGGGTCAGTTAATAGTTCCAATAATGTCTACTCCTACCATTATTTACTTTTAAACACACAGGAAAAGAATACTCGAGCAAAAAGCATGGTGGTTTTTCCAAAAATGCTAGGAAAGAGCGCCGCAGTATTCCTTTCAAGGCCTCTTCGTCGGCCTCATCTTGCGCTCCAGCGGCAGGTGGTGGCTCCGCTCGTCGTGTGGGTGGTGTAGTGCCAAAGAGTGGAAACCCGGCTGACAATGCACGCCAAGCCGCCAAGAAGCGTGACCGTGAATCCGCCGAGAACACAATGGATATCGCAGCAAGTAATGTCGTTTCTCCGTCCGGCAGCGTAGCTCAAGGGGATTCAGGAATTATGGAGATCGGTACCGACGACGAAGTCAGAATTGAAAAGGTTAGCGCACCCAATGGCCTTGTCGAAGAGGTTATCTCCGGTTTTGAGTCTGCGTCAGCTCACGACGATTCTTTTGACCAGACCAGTGAGGAAACTGTGTCGAACCCTGGATCGAAGCATCCTCGTGACTCTGACTGCTCTGACTTCACGTCCAAAAAGAAATATATCATTTTGTCGGGCGAGGTTTATGTGAAAGCAGATGGGATCGATCCTGTGGATGTTGACGCTGACGAAGTTGTGAGAAAGGGCGACATTCATACTCACCATTATACTGTACTTGCGCCTCATGAAATTGAAATTTTGGACAGAGTTGCAGATAAAGACCCTACATCAGGTGAGGTAAAGATTTCTATCCTAGGTGGCAACCGTCTGGGCAAAATTTGGATGGAATTTAAGTGATTTTGTAGGTGTGAGCTCGATGTCAATATTGACGTATTGGTCAAATATTTCATAAATATTCAGCTCATCTATATTTTCGTCTGGATCATTCGCATTGTCTTTCACTGTGTAGGTGACAACTAGACTAAATGATGATTCCGAGAAATCAGCAGCTTTCATTTTGCATAAGAAGTCTTTGTTTAGTTTTAGGAGTGTCAAGTGGCAGTGTGTTATTTCTCTATTATTTATAATCAACTTCTTTCCATCATATTGACAAATCCATTTCCACTCCTTTACTTCCGATCGAATAATATTTTTAATTCCCCATTCTATGCCCGTATCTGCCGTGAACCATTCAAAGACACAAACGTCGAGGAGCTCGATATGTCTTTTGAGCTCAAGAGCACGTTTGTCAAAGACCACTGTCTTCAAGATATCAGTGTATACTTGACCGTCAACACAATAATCATTCAGTTCGAAAAACCACATTTCATCTATTTTACAAATGTATGGGATATTCAGAAGTTCTGCATAATTCGGGATGACTTTATAAATGTCGATTCTGGACACGTGAAATGTCATGATTGGTCCAAATGTCGATTGACCAGTACTGTAGACAGAGTAGCCTTTGCGCGAATCCATGAACATTGTTACATCGCCCATAAGCATGTCGATATCCGTCCATCCCCAGTACTCGTATTTTGGAATCACATAGTTCTGAAACAGTTTTCCAAAACATGGTTTTATGTCGACAATCTTTTCTGGATGAAACATTTTGACCGTGCCTCCTAGCAATTCTGAACAGCGTGCATTCAGAGCGTCAAAGGACATGTATATATATTTCACATTTTCTGGAAGATCGCTTCTGACAATATCCTGGTCTGTGACAAACAAAATGTCATAACTCTGACCGCGCAAAGTCGACAGCCAAAGGTTGAAGTAATCGGGAAGCGTTCCAAAGAAAAGAGCAATCAAACACAATTTCTTTTTGAAGAAGGCATCTGTGATCAATTTCCTAGATTGGATATGACAATCAATATCGGCGTGAATTGTCGACGCCGAATATTCATATTGACAGATAAGCGGTGGTATAATTGTTCCAGTCGTTAATCTTTCATAGACGAAAAAATCCGCCGCTCGTAAACTATTTTCCCATCGAAATTTTTGAAGAATTTTAAGTCGTCCTTTCTTCGAAATAAGACTGGCCGCTGATGACCAAAAGAATCCCCAAGGCGACGATTTGTTGTTCTTTTCGTTCCAGTCAGCAATATGAATAGATTTTTGTTGGTATTCTTTTTTGACAATTTCCAAATTCTGTTTTGACAATATGATGGATAATTGGATACAGTCGTATTTTGTGTAGTTGTCAAGCACCATCTTTTCCGCTTCTTTGTTCATCCATGTAATAATATCTGCATCATCTTCGCAAATTACAATGTAATCTGGCGATTCAGGAGCAATAGTTTGCTCCATGATTTTCAAGAAAGAGATGACACATCCAATTTCATTAAGAGAAAGCTTTGCATCTTTATGGACACAACTTCGCCTTGAATTTTGGATAAGACCGAATTCACGGAACTTCTTCTCCATACTTTTCCCATGTACTCCACTGACTCGGTAGGATTCTGTACCTCGAATGGTTTGCTCAAAATGTCTCCTTCGAACAATATCATGATCCATATTGATCCAATAAATGGGAAAGTCCAAGATTCTTCTTCGAGTGGAGTCCATAGTTTTTAAGTTTCCAATTTAAGATCTTTCAAACATTTTTTTCCTTCCATTAAAATTCATTTTAAAGATCATGTCGTAGAGCTTCATAATTTCAGGTCAAATGGGAGAAGAGATGTTTAGCGAACCAACATTTGATTTGGATGTCATGGAATGTGACCAACCAGTGAAAGTCGCAACTTTCAAATCAAGGAAAAGAAACGATGCACGTCGCTGTGAGCATGGCAAACGGAAAGATTACTGCAAGGATTGTGGAGGCTCAGGACTTTGTTATCACCAGCGAAGAAAGTATACTTGTAAAGAATGCAAAGGAGCAGGAATCTGTGAACATAATATTAATCGTCAAGTCTGTATTCTATGCAAAGGTTCTGCCATTTGTTGGCATGGAAAACAGAGATCGTAATGTCTTCTTTGCGGAGGAAAGGCTTTTTGTGACCACAATCGACGCAAATTTAATTGCAAAGATTGTCATGGAAAAGGTGTTTGTCATCATGGCAAAATTAGAAACTACTGTGCTACTTGTCGCAAAGGCGATCTTTGTAGTCATAATAGACGATCCAATGAATGTGATGTCTGTACAATTGATGAGACAGTACAAACAGTACAACATATCAAAATGATTGAAAGAGCCATGTTAAAGGAACCGACCATTGATTTGAATGGCACTACTCTTGAAACTATTCATGTTGCAATGTTTTCGAAGTGATGAAATATGTTTTCGCCGAAATGTAAGATGATTCTGTGATGTGTCACAATATGAAGAAGCGTTTACATACACTACTTTCAAAAGTGGTCGTGTTTTTGTATCGACAAGTTCAAAGAAGCAGATGCCTGGAGTAACGACAAAATCAGGAAAATATATTAGTTTTAGAAAATAGTACTTGTCTTAAAGCGAGAGATAATGTGTATAAATCGTATCTGATACAGTTTCTCTATACATTCTAAAAACAATATAGTTTCATCGTACCATTAGCTGTATCATTTTGCTGTTATATTCATATGAATGTGCATGTCTTCTGCATCAAGGACGACTTCCTTAATACCTTCCAGATGAAGGATTTTTACTAAAACTTCCGCTCCTGGACGAATACTTTTTAACGTCGGACATTTTACGTAAATGTGGCGCAAGGATTTCCAATTCAAAAAACGAAAAACACAATCAAAATCTAAATTTGACTTCCAATGAAATTCTGTAACTCCTGAAAAGCAGTTCAAGAAGCGGATGAAGAAGAAAGTAAGGAAAGGATCCAATGCGACATCGAATTTTATTTTGAAAACTATGATGCGAACATGGTGATACTTTCCATTATCGAGAATGTCTAAAAACCTTTCTACAAGACGGAAATCAGGTTGTTGATCGATGACGAGCTCATGAATCGGAAATCGCCAAATCAGGAATTTGGAAAAAGGTGATGAGTGAGTGTCTCTTTCAAGGAGACACATTCTCCGCCATTTTGGAAGAATATGGTCCAATGACTTTACAAAATAGCGGCAAGTGAATTTCAAACTGCAAACATGCTCGAATTCCAAATGACTTAAAATAGCAACTAATGTATCTTCTTCGATGGAGTATATCATTTTCGTCACTTGAAATTATGAAAACTTTCTTTTGCACGGGACACCCTCCGTCGTGCCATCTGATATGCGATTTTCGAATGATCACATCCTTTCTTTAAAATGTCAAAATCAACAACTGCAGCTTTTCCCCCAGTTAATGAACTTGCCAACCTGGCTTTACCCCACGAAAAGGCCGTTTGATTCGGACGAGAACCAGATGAGTAATAAGCCCCTTCTCCTTTATTCATAATTTTCTTTAATGCTGACAAAGAACATCCACTTTTCTTTGCCAAGTCGTTATTTGGAGATATATGTCGAATCCTATAGATTCTTTCGGCTTCTGTAATATATTTAGAACGTTTACTTGCAAACGATTTTATGTTTTTGCGAGTAAGGTACTTATGCTGTTTGTACATCTTTCTTGATTTTTCGATTTGTCGTATCTGTCTCTCTCTGTCGCTTTTACTGAGCGATTTTGGTATGTAACGAATAGGTATATGACTCATTTTATATTTACATGTAACAAAGTATTTTCATACGTGTATTCGACATATTACGACATTCACAATTTTATACTCACGCGTCAAAATGGAAGTAGCAGCAGTCCTCTCCTCTCCTGTGCCAATTCCAAACGGCTGTGATTTGAATGCATTTCATTTGAACATACTCGATTTCTTTGGTGACAATGTTCTCCACCGATTACACTGCCGTTTGAAGTTTCCAGTGGATCTGTTCATAGGGATCTTAGAGTTTATCGGAGTTGACAACTTAACGACAGTTTTCATTCGAAACTATTTTGGCAAACGAAATTTGACAGAATTGCAACTTGTGGAAATGAAAAGTGAGGTGAAAAAATTGGCTGTCAATTTCAGATCTCTTGCGAATGAAGACAAGGAAAAAGTTGCATGTGAGAACTTTTATGGGTCTATTTCACGTTATTCGAACGTAGCGCCAGACTTGGTTCATTTTGGAAAGAAAAAGTTTTCTTACGTCGATGACATTGGTGATGCTCTTCTTACGTTGATCTTCTCATTAAAGACCGAAACTGTCAAACGTCTCTGTAAGGTTGCAGTTGAAGAAGGCATACCTTCCTTGCATAATCGTAAATGGCGTTATCTACCTCTCTATCAAATCAGAGTAAAGGATTATCGATTCGAATTCCGAAACGATCCTGACGCTTTAGCCAATGCAATCGAGAGTGATCTATCCGCTGAGAGAGACAAGTTTTACCGTGAAGTTGTCATGCATGACTTTTTACAAAGGAGTCAATTTTTAGTACCCGTTTTCGCTTCAGAACTACATGAAATGATGTTGGTGTACACACGCGACGGATCAACTGCTTCATTTCGTCAAAACAGCCTTGATCGCGTAAGTGTACATTCATTATATTCAAAACGGTAACTAACTCTACAAACAGGAGAAGATGTTACTTACTTTGAAAAAAGCGCTAGTATCGCTCTTCTCTGTCACTCGACAAGTGAAGAAGAGAAAAAGAAATGTTGACTAGTGGACAAAAGGCCAGATATTGAGAATCAGCGGAGAACGATGCATATGACAGTAAAGGCAGATGAAAAGGCAAAATATGGTAATAGCTAAGCACCAGTATTTTTGATTTCTCACATACTATTTCATTTAGCGTAAATGATGTGAGTAATGATATAAATGTTATACATGAACGCCATGGTAGTCATGCGCTTTACTTTCACAATTTAGAAGAGTATACATAACTTGAAAACATGGAACTCGTTAAAACCGTGCCACTTGCCACATTCCTGCCGAAATTTGACAATGTATCAGACAATAAAATGATTTCGTCAAGAACGACTTTTCATGACATTTCCATCAAATATTCTGGGTCTTGTTTCATGGTTTCAGGGTACGATGAATCGACAGGAATTGTATTTGCCAATTCCAAGAATGCGTACGGAAATAAGTTTACTCGTGTTTCATTATTTCTAATCGCGAAACAATTCGAACTTTTCTTCCCCGACAATCCTTCAGCATTTGAATTCTTTCTATCCTACTTGCGACGACACAGAATTACCGTTTCATTTGAAACCGTCGTCCCGAAAGTGTTAGGAGCACATGGTGCGACTCCGAAGAGATCGTTTTTGGTCATGACAAACGTTTCTGCCCCTTCTTTGGCGGATCCATCCAGGCGAATCAATTTGGATTGTGCTCAACGACTTCAATTTGCAGCGAGATGGCGACTACCTATCCCGGAAAGCATTTTCTGTGACAGCATCGACTTTCTTACTCCAGAAATGCGAAGTTCGATGACATCTTCTAGATTCCAAGCGTTGACAAGCATTCTTGGAACGGAAAATTCCATCATCGCTTCCTTCGCGCCTCATTCGCTCATGCAAGGCGAAGTTCAAGAAGGTGTGGTCATTCAAAGTTTTATGGCAAGTATAGATATCGTTAAGAGAGAAGCTGAAATCTACAATGCGACGATGGCTCCGTTTTTGCCAACATATCTTGACGCTACTGTCATTTCAGAACAGATTCTTTTGGAATCCGCTGGACTCGAAGCCGGTGGCGTTGAAATTCTCAGAAGCGACGGCAGTAACTTTCCATTAAAAGAAGCTCAACCTTATGTACTTTCCGACGAGTACGAGAAAGCGTTTATCGATTCTACGCCGATGCTCCAGCTCCTTTTCAAAACATACAGATCCAAACTTGTTTTAAGATCTTATCTCGTATCGGAAACAGAGGTCCGTATCCACGTCATGACCCAGATTGAAGTTACGGAAGACAATGTCTTTTATATGTTTTCTGGAATCGTTGCACCTTCGTACACACTTCCTCGCGGACTCGTCTTTGAAATTGAGTACGGCAATTCTGAAATCGGCGAGATCAAAGGATATACCGATCCTGTCTTTCAACCATGTTTGATCCAGAAAAGAAAATTTATGCTGTATCTTCTTTTCACTTTTGGTATTCGAAATAAGTTGCCCTTGATTGGAAGACCCAATATGACATTCGATAAACAGGGCCATGTACATCGTCTTTGTCGTATCTGGAAATTCGACGAAAGTATTCGACCAGCTGTCCACAGATTTCTTGTAGCAGTGTATGATGCAGTGGAAAAAATGAAACCTGCTGAACGAACGCTGCTCAAAGCAAACTACTTAGAATGGGCCGAACCGTTTTTCTGGAACAATGTAGCCTCAAATGCATTGCGTACCTTCTTTGATTTACCAACGTCAGAGGAAACCGTGTCGTTTTTGAATCTTAGTGTTGTCACTTTGATTTCGGGAGACACCAAAGAGGCTTGGGAAGAGCGATACAGAATACAAGCCGGATATGTCTCCAGTCGCCCTCCCCAAAGGACTTCTCATGAAATAGCCGTTTGTTTCGATGAAACCATTGACAAAGCAGGTACCGGGATACTTGCAAGCCTTCGTAAAGTATACGGTGAAAAACTTCTTGAAAATCCAACAACCGAATATCTAGTGCAACTTGCTTCCCAGAGCATCGAGGTGGTGGTTGCTGATAAACTCCAAGACGTTGAAAATCGAGTGTTTTTGTTTGCTGGAATTCCTGTCGGTGGTGGGAAAAGCACTATGTCAACGCTTCTTCAAAGAATTGTTCCGAACAGCTCGATTGTTTCTTCCGATGCGTCAGGTGGGGAAGCCAATTTCATCAAGAAGATTACAAACGCAATCAAGAATGGACAGAATGTGGTTGTTGACACAAACATAATGAACATAAAAAGGTTGGCGAAAGTACTTGGATTTGTAAAGAGGGCAGAAATGAATGTGCTTGTATCCCTCATTGTTCCCACCATGCTCCCTCCATTTCAGTTTTTTCAAAAGCGTGTGTCTGCGAGAGTGGTCGGAAATAGCAACGGAAGCACGTTTGTTCCTTCTGAAGTGTCCAACTGGACAGAGCGGTTGCAAAAGGATTTTTATGCGCCATGTGTCGAGTTTCTTCCATTTTTGAAGTCCTTAGAATGCATTTTTCCATGCAACTTGGACGTCGATGTCAGGAATATTGATTTGAGGAATGTAATGGAAACACCGGGCCTTCGTCTTGACAAGATGATTGATTTCATGGAAGCGAAAGTGGCTAGTCCCGAAACTGAAATTTCTTCTTTTGGTCCGTCCGCATACTTTATGGCATCGATTGAAAATATTCCTGATGCACATGTGACGATATATTTTCCTGCTGCTGAGAAGAACGAGTCGCTGAGCGTTCAATGTCGACTGTTGAATGGGCATTGGGGGACACTTACTTTGACAGGTACTCGGCTGAAAGGTACTAGAGAGAGCAATGGAAAGAAAGAGTCAATTGCCTTGTTTCCCGTGGCGTGCATGGAAAGTGACGACGGTCTTCTTGTTCCAGAAAATCCATTGTACCACGTGACGGATCAAGCGAGTCTCGGTTCGTGCAAAGCTGCGTGTGCCAAAGAAGTTCTCGCGCAACATTTAGGTTTAAATGATACGGGTTGGATGTGCGAAGAAACAACGGTTCCTGCCACTGTTTTTCGTTGCTATTTTTGTTATAGTTTTTAGTAAACAATTTGAATACTCCGATGCGTCAGAAAATTTGAAAGCTTTTTACTCGATGTAATTAATAAACACGTTCATTTTTATTTTATGGAGAACACAAGTGTCAACATTTTAGTAGAAGCTAAAAAAGAATACACCAAACAAATCATTCAAATCATTAAACCACATTTGCTGGAAGGGATCTTTTCGATTTTCAATGAAGCGAAGAAGATATGCGCCAAGAAAAATGAGCCGAAATTAATCTTGGTGACGTTTCAGGAATTGCTAAGTCAAGTGACGTCTTGGAATCAGACCCTCATCAGTGAGGAGACGAATAGCATCATTGAAGCATCCGGTTGTGATTACATAAACGATTTGATTACAGCAGTTTTTGTTTGTCATACGAAAATCTTGTCATACGTTCGAATGAACGAGACGGCGAAGAAAATCAATTTGAAAATTCCAAGTGCAGAAGTATTCATTCATCAAATTTATGTGGAATTGTCGCGAGAGTTCTGGAAGCAACCGTCTCTTCTTTATGAAGAAGGTGTCAGCAATGTCGAGTATCAACGAAACATAGCCTTGTGTCAAAGCATTATCGAGTTGGGAATCGAGAATACAATTCGCAGTTTACTTCCCTTCAAGACGATATTGCAGCAGTATTTAAACGAAGAAAGCGAAGAGCAGGAGGAAATAGATGTAAAGGAGCCGACGAACGCGGCTGTTTCGAAAATAAGAGCTGCCAAACATAAATCTAAAAAAGGTGTCAAGAGTGGAAGAAAAAAAGAAGAAGGTGATGACGAAGATAGTGATTCAACTTCTTCGTCATTGTCTTCTGCTTCTTCGTCATCGTCGTCCTCTTCCTCGACGTCATCCTCTTCTACTGAAGAAGAAGTCGCACGAAAATCTTCGAAAAAATCAAAAGCGAAAAAGATGGAAGAGATCAAAAGTGTCAAAGAAGAGTCGGGTAAGAAAGAAGAATTGCTCAAAGATGCGTCGGAGTCATCTCAGCAATCCGGTGGCAGCATTCATGTGACACCTATAGTAGCACCCATCGCATCACCATCCGCTTCGCCAATCGCTTCCACCACTGAATCTTTATTTGTGCCAGAGGAAGTGGTCGTTGACACTTCATCTTCCACGCTAGGAAATAGCCCGATTGTTTCAATTCCAGCGACAATAACGTCTTCGGACAATGTAAACATGCATGGTGGTGAATACAAATCGTTTACTGGAACATCGTCACCTTCATCACCTTCATCACCTTATTCATTGTCGATGCAACCTATGGAACTTAATTTGTCGGATTTAGATGAAGTAAAAGTAGATTTTGGGCTTGGAAATGATGCTCAAAGTATGTCGAATGCGGATATTCGCAACAATGTTATTCAAGAAATCGAATCGTTTCGTAACAACAAATTATCGTCCTCTCCTCCACAACAGGAAAAACTCATTGCCACGACCCCTGCAACTGCTTCGTCCTACAGTTTCTTCTAAAAAGGAGGATTTACACCTGAAATTACAGGCATGTTTTCCAAACTTGCACCAGAGGAAATCGGACTCAAAAAGACAGAAGCTAACGAAACAAGTGAAACAAGAATGGCAGCGATGACCGAATATTGAATTTTCCATGTTTTATGTGATTCATCTGAATCGTCACCGATCTTTTTGATTGTCAGAAAATATAAAATTCCCGCACCCACTCCGAATATGATCGCAATAAGCCAAGTTTGGTAGGATGTAAATGGTGCTGGAAGATTTGGTATATTTTCCATGGGAAAACGAAAGGATGGAATAGATGGAGAATTGGTGTATTGTCGGGAAAATAGACAATTGCATTTAGACGCGGCGATATTCCCCCGCGCCCCCACCTTCCATCCATCGTACTTCCTCCTTCTCTAAACAAAACATGTTAATCTGCACGTTCCTTTTGTCAAAGGATGAATTTGGATACCCGCAAAATGATGAATCGTATCTTCAGAGAAAACGTAGACGCCTCTGCCTTCTTTCGGAAGTAATCGTCCTGTTGAGTCCTGGATAAGCGTTGACGATGAGAGAAGGAATACATCTCCTAATTTACGATCAAAAACACGAGAAGCATGTTCAATTCGCGTTAAGTACTGCATCGTCAACTTTCCATAAAGCAGTTCTGCTGTGACACCAACATCGAATTCTTCTTTCCTCGAAGAGACGTGAACACTCGATTTCGACAAAACCCATTGGAAAACAGATACCAGTGCATTGATATCGAAAGAAAGTCCGATTCGTTTTTCTAAATTGAAAAAAAACGATTCTATATTTCCTGGTCCATCTCCCCCTCCCTCCTGACGATTTCCGGTTTTCTTTGTTCGTGATCCTACATTGTTTTGTTTGCTTTTTTTCCTTTGGTTCAATTTGTTATGTCTAGTAGAACGACCTCCCCCCTTCTGTTCTTTGCGATGGATGGAAAGAAGTGCCAAGGATCGAGCATACTGATTCCCCATAACTGCTTGGTACAGGATTGAACCTTCAAGAAGATTTGCCTCAGATAAAAATACACGTATTGATTCCAACAATGTCGGGGACAATGTCTTTTTGGAGTTTGAAGAAGAGTATGTTTTGAGTTTGGAAAGTGTTTGCGTCGCTGTTTGTTTTGTCAATATTTTTTCAAGAATTCTAGCAACAAGCCCTTTTGCATCACGATCTTCTTGGCTCGACTGTTTTTGTAAAACAAAGTTTCGCGCATTCGATATGAGACTGTACAACGTATCTTTGGTAGCATCGAAAATCGACGTCGCAAGAGAAAAAAACGTCGCAAGACCTTTAACCATCGAACTTGGTAGAAACGATAGAATGGCTTTCTCCACTTTTGAAGAATCCACGTTCTTTTCTGCATTTAAAAACCGTATTTGGAAGGGGCCACTGTTTTCGACCAAAAGAAATTCCAGAAGCGTCAATCCGACTTTCAAATAGAAATCGTCGATCCCGTCAATAGGTTTGCGTCGAAAAATGGCATACATGACATCCCAATTCAGTGGCTGAAAATACCGTTTAAACCATACATTTTCTTGTCCTCGTGGTACTGTAAAAAATGCATGCAAAGTCGATTCCACCAATGTGTACAAAGGTACATGTCCGATTTTTGATGCAAATTTAACGTATGAATTCTCAAGCATTGCATTCAAAAGAAAATTTCCAGTAAGTACGAAAGACCGCATGAGAAACATGACGAAAGGGAGGAGTCGATCATTGTCGGAAAAATCAATACGAAAATTCAGAATCACAGTGGCCATGTTATTTTCACTATCGATTGACTTTTCTTTCCCCTCTTTGCTGAATAGAAGGTACCTATAGAGAAGAGATTTTTGAAACTCTACATCGGAAAAGTCACTTTTGCTCAAGTATAAAAGGAACGCTTCAATTTTTGACGTTTCTACATGAACGTGTGGTCGATTGGCTTGAATGTGGAGAGATGCAAAAGGTTCAACTTTCCATTCCCTTTCCTCCGGGAGTGCGAAACTTCTCAAATTCATCGTCCTTTTATTTGTTTATGAGGCAAATTTATTTCATTGACGCCGTCTGAACATTTTCACTTTGAAACAACTGCTCGTTTGCATTTCTCTCTTTCCTCTCATTGTTTTCCTGGATGATCTGTAATTTACGCTCTTCTTTTTGGGCCTGGTAGAAGGCATTGCGCTTTTCTACATTTTCATTGTATCCCTTCATCAAATCGTTCAACTGTTCTTCTTGGTACTTTTGATCGGCGATTCGATCTGGAGATGGATCCCATGGTAGCCAGTATCCGACGCTCCCGACAAAGACGTGATGATTTGGATCCACTTGCTGTAACGCCTTTGAACGAATTTCGGCTTCTTTGTAATTGTCATAAACACCGCGAACTTTGATACCACGAATTGACGTTTGATTGTCATTTTCTTCATTGAACTTGTCATCTAACGCCTTCTCATGTAGTCCAATGAAAGAGTTGTACTCTTCAAGAATATCAACGTTGACCAATTCGCGTTTTTCGGAATTTTGAAACGTACGCCAGAATTCTGAAATGTAAAACTGGGATTTCTGTGCAAGAACCTTTTCAGGCGACAAAAACGAGAGGCACACGAAACTTTGACCTGGAATAGGTGCATCTACAGTGAGGTAATCAATTTTCTGAAACTCGGACATACGTGTTTTTATGAATATCTTCTAAAGGCAATGTCTTTAAGTTCATTTCACAAAAGAAGGGAGATACACGCGTACAAAATACCTCCAACAAATCCAACAAAAATACGTGTGTATTCAACAGACACGAGTACTTGTTCCACAGCAGATGTCAGAAATGTAGCGATCAGATAGTTGATTAATGCAAACAGTATGACACTCTTCAGAAATCCAACAACATTCTCCAAGGAAAATGCATCCGTGACCATTTCAAACATCCCCTTGTCAACGGTTTCGGATACTGACATTTTTGACGACGATACACTATCTCCTACGACCTTTGCACCCGACGAATCCAGTGTTACATCTTCGTCATCAAGAAACGAGGATGCTGCTGAAAGCACTTGATCCTCAAGCATTTTCTTTTCAGCCGAATTCTTGGGTGCCAAAGGAAGAACATTTTCACTTCTTGACAAGACGTGGTTCTCGAAAATACCGTCATTCATTTGTTGCTGAGCAGCAGAACTACTTTGAACGCCACCATTCTCATTGATTTCCGCCAAAATATCATTCACTAGATTTAAAGTACTTGGATCGGTGGGAAGCGAACGTACTGGCGTTTCACGGGACATTTTAATAAACTGTGTTTTCGTGAAGAGAGTATATAAAGATAGACAGGCACTTTTGTAAAAGCCATCTAAACGTACCTTTTTGCTTTTTATGACAAAGATCCTCTCTTTTGATATCGGAATGCGGCATTTAGCGTATGCCTTTTTGGAATGCCATAACTCGTCAATCAAAGTAATTGAATGGGATGTTGTTGATCTTTATGAGGTTGCATGTGGAAACGATGCAGTGGACACCCTTGCAGAATATCTCTCGGTCGCTAAAATTAAACGGAAGGATTACCCTGAAATGAAAGGATCCTTGACAGAAATCAAGGCGATCATCACTTCCAGACTGAAGGCTACATTGGATTCATTCAAATTAGATGCAAAGGAGTCATTGACTAACATTGATCTCATAAGTTGCAAACTTCGGTCGTTCCTTGAACTCCATCCTTCGTTCCTTCAAGCAGATTACGTTTGTCTTGAAAATCAGCCTGTCCTCAAGAATCCGGTCATGAAATCTGTTCAAATGGTTTTGTATGCATGGTTTATCTTTGCTACACCCCCTTCAAAATATATCCAATCCTTTGCAGAAAGTACAACATTTAAAGTAAAACTGGTGGCGGCTTCGAATAAGAACAAAGTCTTGCCATTTCCGAAAAAGACGCTCACGTACAAAGAAAGGAAACGTCTTGGAATTGAACAAACACTGACTTTACTTCGAGAATACTTTGCTGTCGACGACACATTGCTTGTATTTTTTGACAAACATTTGAAAAAAGATGACTTGGCAGATAGTTTTTTGCAAGCTATCTTTGTCGCACAGAGATATGCCAAGTTTGAATTGAAAAAGTCGGCTTCTAACGCCTCATCTGGCGAATCGTTAGACACTGTACTTGACAGCATCACTTACAATGGTTGAGTACGTATACTTTTCTCTCCGAAACAAATCTTGCACTTCGTTGGCTGTTAAACTAGTCGCCATGTAACGAAACGTGGATAATTTGGCGGCGACTGTGCTACCGATACCTATATAGCCTGGATCATTATTCATCATCATCTTACCCGTCAATAATTTTGTCGTTCTCAAATTTCCATTGAGGTAAATATCAATGGCTTGGTCATGGAACACAACCACTAAATTCGCCCATTCACCAACTGGGAAGTTCTTTAATTCAGCGTATTCAACATAAGTATTTGCCTCCGAGGAAGCAGAGGGTACCATTGTACTTACAGAAATTCGCAAATCATTCGTAACGTCACCAAGCCATATCCCTGGACATTGATGAGGAACCGTGTCATATGCTGGTTCAGTAGAACAAGACGTTGAAACATTTGTTCCTCGATGAAAGACATGTTTCCAATGACCATAATTTGTATACCAATCCGTAATGTTTAGCCACATACTATAAGTGAAATTTCTAGGCACCGTAGGTACTGCAAAGGTCGATGCTTGAATACTCGGGCGACCTGATACGTCCACAGATTGATTGTCATATACGACAAAAGCATCTGTTCCATCAATATTCTGGAAACGGCTTAACTTGATCTGGTAAAATGTATAGATGATCGCGATAATAACAATGGCGAGAACGCCTCCAACTATGAAGTATCTCTGGTACTTGTCAACGTAGGCGCTTGCATCACTGACAAGAGTATCAAAAGTCGCTATTTCAGCCATGCTTGTTAATTAGCGTAGATATTTTATTGAACTTCTAAATACCTCACAATCCCCGCCATCCTGAGACAACTTGAATGGCCTTTTGTTCTGCCTCGTGATGCAAAAACGTCGGAAACTTATATTCGGGGATAGAAGAATCACGTTCACATTCATAAATCTCAATGTTTTCATCGTCGCGTATCATGTCAATCTTGTAGCGTTTGCGGCGATAAACGTGCGACCATTTGCTCATGACACGAAGAAGGTATCTGTGCTTTTGAGTAAGTACTTCTGGATCGTTGGGAAGTGTTTCTGAATCTCGTAAATTGCATTTCCGCAACTCATTCGAATGAGGATTGTGATACATCATGTCGATATTGAAATACCGTTTCGAAAGTCCTTTGATATCCAGTCTTCGTGAAAAATCAGAATCATCCCACCCGTAACTTTGTATGCGCTCATCGTATCCATTGATCTTGAAAAAGTCAGACGTATGAAAATAAACATTTCCATGTGTGAATTTTTCGTTGTCGTCGCGTGCCATTTTCCAGTCTCCAACATAAAAACTGTCTTTTTCCAAAATATGATTCTCGAAAAACTGGTCCCGCAATGTTACATCGGAATCAAGTTTCATGATCTTGTCATAAGAAACGAAACATGCCCCCAAATTTTGGGCAGCAGTACGGTAATAATCTTTTTCGCCGTTGACACGAATTAACACGATTTTAGGTTGAGTAACACTACTTTTCTTAATCATTGACAACACTGCTTCTTCTACTGGTATTTCACCTTCAGAAGTTGACCAATCGACAATGACAATTTCATCCACCTTTTGAATCATCCAACTGGCCATGTACTGTAGAAGATTGGATGTTCGGTTCATAATACTTATCAATATACTTATTCCCTCTTTTCGGGGAACCCCATTGATGTTGCAATGCAATACATCATCATTGACGACCGATGATACTCTGTAGTTCATATTTGAACTCATTGCTATTGCGGGAGGGAGACGCAGGTAATCAGAAATGAAATTGATTCCATTTTCAATTGTATGGTAAAAGTCCAGATGTTCTTTTTGACAGTACCATTTTTCCCAGTCTACGCTTGGTAGCGTACTCCAGATACGCTTGCAAGAAGTAATCTGGTCTAGAAAATCAGACACGTCTATGTCTTCCATAACTTTTCCATATGCGAGATAAATGGAAAAAAAGAGCATGAAGTCTACTTTTTGCTGCCGAATGAAGTATGCAGGAATGGTATGTGAAGGGGATCGTATGAAGAACTTGATTTTCGACGAAGGTGTGAAATTTCCGAAAAAACGAAAACGAACGCCCATACATTTCTCCTCGTTACATTTTGATCTATACACAAGATTTGAACAATTTTGGTACTCCCATGGAGGGAAATGGTCGTATATGTGTTTCCAAGAAGATTCATTTTCTTCCTTTGGTCTCAAATAAGACTGTGAGGCGTCGACACAGATCTGGCTTGCTTCAGACACGAAATCAATGGTTCCAAGGGTGGTAAGACGGGCAAAATGGACTGAAATGGTCACTGAATAAGTTCTTCGAGAAACGGTGAAGGATCCAACCCCGTTGATGAATTGTTCAGAGGTTTCGGGGAACGAGGACGGTTTTGAAATGAAAAGATTTTTTGCAATATCCACTTGAGAAGAATTGAGGACAATTGGAATCAATGACGACTCATATCTTGTCGAATAAATTTGTTTGCGATTATTGTGTATCTTACTGTCTATAGGAGATTCATTGTACATAGTCTCTTTCTTGTCAACCGTTTCGAATTCAGGGACGTCATATGCAGGATGCAAAAAAATAAATTCCGAAAATTTGCCCACTGGAATCTCTCTTTTCTTTGAAACTTCACCTTTTGCAGTATACGAAGAGGCAGTTCCCAAATGACTCAGCATATCTTTATGCAGAATGGCAATGTAGTTGCATGGGTTGATGACGTTGTATCCACTTTCAATGAAACGACGAGAAATAATATTGTCACATGCAGTTGCACCTAGGCGAAAATGGGAGTTGATCACTTTGATAGGCGTATCACTTCGCCATGCCCATGCATCTTGTGAGAATATTGCCGTCTCGTTTTTTTGTAACCAAGGATTGTTGATTGACAAATCACAGTCTTTCCCGTACACGACGTAGGGCTGTTTTTCTTCTCGATTTTGCGGAAGTACATCTTCGTACCTAGTTAATGCTAGGAATGTATTCGTCAAATTTAGACTTTTTGTGTATTTTATGCTTGAAGTAAAAATAATATCAGCGTTTGATAAAAAGCATATCTCGCCAAGCAAATGTTCATTATAATAATTAAACGCGTCTTCATAAGTAAGACGTTCTCCAATGACTGTCTGTACTATTTTTTCGGACAATGCAGGCGTTAAAGGGAGATCATAGTGCTTTTCTGTTAGTAAATGTATACAGTCAATTTCATCCAATTGTGCATTCTTCAGGAGACATTCATCCACTTCACATTGTCTCTTCTGATTATATGCGATATCGGATGTCTGTACGCGGTAGTATTGTACCACGAGATGAATTTTACAATTTTTCTTCATGCCACAAGTTTTCATAAAATAAATATACATTGTTGGCGCTATAATTTTCGCGTTCTACTCTTAATTTTAAAAATACTAATTCTTCAAAGATGGTACCGTTGCATTTCTCAATTTCATTCTTCACTTACATTTGCTGAATCGGCCACTTCTTCGTTTTCTTCGCCTCTACCCTCGGGAGCAACAGCGTCATTCGCCTCTTCATCTTCTGTGTCATCGGATTCCTCTTCTGCGCCCTCATTTTCTGAAAGAATGTCAGTGATAAAGGTTGTCAAAAGTGCGTTTCTATCTTCTGGTGCCATACCTGCTGTGTATTCGAGGAGAAGATGACGATGAGATTCGAAATCGTCAAATTCTGTGTTTTCGTTGTCCACCGTTTCTTCTTCCTCGTACTCACTTTCAGTCGTCTCAGTAGCGTCTTCTGCATCATAATCATCTCTATCCATTGCCGAGGAACGTTGGTCACAGCGACATAGAGGACAAGGCATTCGGTTTCGAGTCACTCTTTGTTGACAAGGACGACACATTGTATGTGAGCAGGAAAAGATACACTCTCCGTTGATATAGTAATCTAAGCAAATCGAGCATTTCATATAATCCAGTGTGCCTTCTGGTAGAAAACATTCAAGAAACTCAATTTCTGCAGTTCCTACTTTATCTGAAAAGGTATTGGTTCTTTTGTCGTATCGCATTTGAAGAAAAGAGGCCGTTACAATGACAACGTCTGTTAAACTATTCACTGTTTTCTTGTAGAGGACCTCACTACTACTATCGTCGTCCAGAGAGTACTCGATTACCGTAAAAGCAAAACGCGACTTGGATTTCTTTGTAATGATGATGTCTACACGGAGTCCATCCACTTCGATATTTTCAAGATAATGTTTCTTCGTTTTCTTAAAAACGGTTTCGAGGTATTCTCGCATTCTTGAAGATTTCGTCACTTTGTCAGAGTTTGCAAATATTGCTTCAAATACCTCGGTATCTTTGTCTACCATTTTACGATTTAGATACTTTGATTTCTTGCTTGTCAATCTACATTTTTTTGCTTGTCTGCTTTTTTAAAAATACGAAAAGAATTCTTTCATTTTTTTCGGGAAGATGCAGAAAAAAATGAAAATCCGTCATAGACAGTTGCAATGGAGGAAGTTTGGACAAACCATTATCGAGTTATGGAAGAAGAGAACATCATTATGGATGACGCTGTCGAACGAATGGATGAAAAGGCGGAATCGGATTATGACGACGACTTCGAAATTCAGTCCGAAGGTGATGACGACGAGGACATTTCGGAAGAAACCCCGCTGCAACCAGTTACTGGAAAAGATGACGTTTTCTTAATTATGCTGGATCGTCTTCAACCCTTTGTTGATTACGTCAAAGAATTACTGGACGAAAAGTATGCGGGTGCATGGATTTTGCTTTTGGCAATCACAGTCTACCACCTCATGGTATTTTACGTTCTATTCATGTGCATCTTGTTTTGCTTGTGTGCGAAGAGCATTTAGTTGTAGACTTCACAATTTGCAAGTATGGAGGAACTTTCCTATGTACTAAATACTACTCTTTTTCAAAGTAGGATAGAAAATTTTACATTAATAGCTGACCGCGTTTTTAGTCAAGGTGATGGATATCAATATTTGGTGGTCCTCCTCATGGTATTCTACGTTCTATTCATGTGCATCTTGTTTTGCTTGTGTGCAAAGGGCAATTAGTTGTCGACGTCACAATTTGCAAGTATGGAGGAACTTTCGTATTTACTAAATACTACTCTTTTTCAAAGTAGGACAGAAAATTATACATTTAAAGCTGACCGCATTCTTAGTCAAGGTGGTGGATATCAATCTTTGGTGGTCACCGGGAGAATGATCCCGATGACTTCGATTACTGAAGTTGAAACAGTAGTAGTGAAGAAGCGACGTAGTTTTATCGATGGACCGCTAGACACAAATCAAGAAATCAAGATCTTGAAAGACTTGCATGGAAAGCATCCAAATGTAGTGACGCAGATCTTCGGATGTGTTTATGCAAATCATGTGTTTTCAGTTCTTGAAAAGGTCGGTGATGAGGACTTGTTTACGGTCGCCAACCGTATAGGACGCGATTCTTTGAAATATCTTCCTGGTATAGTTGACGGTGTTTTGTACCTCCATAAATCAGCCTCCCTTGTACATCTCGATTTGGCACTTGAGAACGTTGTGATTTCATCGTCTGATCAACCTGTCATTATTGATTTTGATATGTCAAAACCAATCGGGACGTTAATGCCTGCATTTGAAAGGGGAAGACATGGGAAACAGGGATACGCAGCTCCAGAACTTTATGACTCTGCCAATTTAGCAAATGTTGACATGGATGCATGGTCTCTTGGATTTATTCTCTATGCCTTGTACACCTCACGATTTCCCTTCGGCGATTCAGTACCTAGTGACTCGTTTTATGTAAGAATGTGTCGTCGCGGTTCATCAAGTGTGCTTTGCAAAGATGCTCTCCACCATTGCTCCAGAGGTCCTGGATACCAACTTTTCACCGATTGCGTGAGCAGTCTCCTTTCACTTCAAGATAGGAAAACTGTGGAAGATATGGAGGCGACATTGAAGTCATTAGTACTTGTAGAGCGAGAAGGATTATAGATACTGTAGCAGAAAAAAATGAAAATAAATAAGCATTGTAACAGAAAATCATAGTACTGTACAATTACTTAAGAAATGGAAGATTTTGGAGGAAACAAAGAAGATATTAGTCGTGAATGGCAGCTGATTGCAGACTTGTCAAAACACGAATCTTTGTCTATTTTTCAACTTGAAATGGCATACGTTGACGGTCTTTCGACACAGGATAGCACAGGTGCTAGTTACGTCAATTATCCAAGTCAATCGTTGCAAAGTTTGTTTGACAAGATGGGCGTGACGAAAGTTTGTGAAAAGTTGAAAGTGCATGCGAAAATCGTGTATGTCACGGACACGACACATAAAAAAGCCAAAAACGGAAAGAAGACGAGTGCAACGGCCGATGAAATTCGTCAGAAAACGATTATCGAGACGGCAAGAAATGAATGTGAGTTGCTTCTTCAACAACGATTCGTCGCTCCTGATTTCCGGAGCAACATTATCGAAGTCATTCTCATTTACTACTTGATGAATGTTGTCAATTCGCATAAGAAGAAAATTGAAGCGTTTCTTGATTCGCTCTTTTCATTTCGTGATGCTCTGATCTATTTTCAGGCACAGTTACAAGGGAATGGTACATATGGTGTCTTTCGTGCTCTTCTTGACAACTACTCAAATCAAGAAAATATGCCATGGAAAGTATTTATCCAAAAGTACACGCGATTCTTGATTCGAAACAGTTTCCGGAACAATTATCAGCGCGCCATTTCTCTCTTCGACGAGCAAAAAGAACTACTTGATCAAATTCGACAGGATCCGTTTCGCCTCTTTCTTTTGCCATGGGGCGTAGGCGTGGGGAAAACAGCTCTTTTGCCTGCCATAGCCACCATGTACAATCGCGTGGGTCACCAAACCCTGTACTGTGTACCAAGAGGTCCTGTGCGTGACCAAAATGCCGCCTATTTGTACCGCTGTGGCATTCCATTTGCATACATAGTCAATGGTGCCCCATCCAGTGACTTGAAATGGGAAATACGACCATCTTTTCATTGCAGCTTTGGCGTTCTCCCTATTGCTTACATTGTCGATCCAGAGTTTCTTTTGTACTATCTTCGCTATCAGGAATACAGGAAAGATAGATTGCAAATGGAAGAAAGAGTTGTCCCACCCAGTATATTGATTCCGTCGTTCAAGAAACGCTACAAACATTTAAACCATTACAATCTCTGGGATAGGGAGATTTCCTTGATTTTGGATGAACCGTCAGAGACGGATGAATGTTTACCAGCTATTCTTCTTCTACTTCCAAGAACAGGATTTGTCATGTCAGCAACTTCGTGCGGAATTGTGGACGATGTAGTAAAAGCCAAGTACGAGGAAGCATTTGAAGGGGCCGAAATTGTCGAAATTCCAGCAGTCAATGTCGGTGTCTCCACCACGCTTATTGCCTACTGGCATCCAGATCGTCCAGTGATAAGTCCATTTACAGGGGTCAAAACACGTCGAGCGTTCTTGGATGTTCTTCGAAAGGTAACATCATCTGTGATGTGGCGCCGTTTTCTCTCCCCAAATGTACTTTTGGATTGGATTGTGCACATTCGCACAAAATATCCAGACATCGACATGAATACCGATTTTGAGTTTTTCACTCTCAGTTTCAATGATATCTCAATGCGAGTCATTGAATGGGCACATGCAATTGCTGCAGTGAAAAATGACGATGTTTTCTACGCGACCGTTTTTGAAATGCCAAGTAGTCAAGATGAATGGACTGTCGAAAATCTTCGGAGCATACTCTGGGACCATTCTCATCTTTTCATGCGTGGATGCGTCATAGGGACTGGATCAGTGGATCTTCTCTACGAAATCTTCTCTTCCGATGAAAGAAGTACTTTGCGATCGGTCGACGACATTGTTGATTCTGTCGCCAAGCATCAGAAACAAATCGTGCAAAGTATGCTCGACATACTCAAAGGTACACTTTCCACAAAAGACGACGAACTCGACCGTGAAGAACGCATTAATGATCTCTTGAAAACCAAATGGTCGAATATTCCATTGCAGTCGGAAGAGGTTATCAATACACGCGAATTTATAAGATTGCATAATCCTTCCTTTGCCATTGAGAATATCAATCCCAATTGGTTCAATCGCTTAGCGGAATTGGAAGAAATTGGATCGCCACAAGATAACCTCGTGCAATGGAGACTTGAACCGGAGGTCATAGCCGACGTCCCTCCCAACTACATGATGTGGCGATGGAAAGCACTTGGTTCTATCTCAACAACAAAGGAATTTTACATCAAAAATATTTTGGATTTAGATCGGAATTTGATTGCTTTCATGATTGTTGACGAGTCTGGTGCTTATGGTCTAAACATCAAGATTTCTAATGCCATTCTTGTTGACGATACTCTCTTTGGAAAAGAAACACTTCTTCCAAGAACCGTCTACTTTCAGATTGCCGGAAGAGTAGGACGTCAGTCACAAGAGGAAAGTGGGTTTGTATACTTGACGTCACAGAAGTTGTTTCGCCATTTGTTTGTTTTCGATGCATAGGTAAAGAGAAAACCTTTAAATAATTGATCGCACACCTTCGATTCTCATTTTGCTGATATCAATTTTCGGAAGTCTTAGATTTTCATAATAAGACGCGTCAACAATGTAGTAGACAATCAGAAGTAAGATGAGGAGAAAAGCGATGACGAACAAAGACCACGAGATATTGAATTCGACCGGAGTGGAGGAAGAAGCTACTGCATTGAGGACGGAGATTGAATTTGAAGGAGCGAAGGCTTGAGGAGCAGTAACTAGAGATTTCATGGAAGAAGTCAGAGGCAAATGTGAAAACGAAGCGGGTGCCAACGATGTCTCTTCTTCTGCAATGACATTTGTGAAATTTGGAACGTGACGTCTTTTATGGAAATGGGCACGATCATCCGAGACACCACCCTGATGATCAGTTATGTGCATGAAAGGACCGACTAATTGTTCTTCCTCTGCAGGACTTGGGTTGAAAGAAGCGTAGACCATTGAAATAGAACGAAATATAAATTATAACTAAGAAAAAGATTTTGCAAACTGCCGATAAAATAACTTTTGAAACACACCATCTAATACATAAACACATAATCATACCATGTCATGCATAATATTGATAGCCTCTACTCCTTTTGAAAGTTCATGAGGAAAGATGAGATTTCTCGATGGAACAATACTCTCTATACATATTTCCGGTTTTTGAAGACGTTTGTCCTGAAACACCGAATTGAAAGAGTTTATAATTGTCGTCGGAATAGTTGGTGTCATACTGACGAGTTTTTGATATTCCTTTTCGCACATATCTAGGAATACTCCGGGTTTTGTACGTTCCTCACGGCGCCGTTGCAATTCAAAACGAATAATGGAATGAAGTTTTTGCCAATGTTGAACTGCCAGTTTAAATTTTTCTGCTGTCTGGACTACTTTTGATGATTGTTGAAGTGTATGAAGTACTCCGGCCGCAATATTAAACGATCCAGTTACCATCAGAATAGAAGACTGGTATTTCGTTGGGATCTGGGATTGTGCAAAAGTCATGATTCCAGTGATTGTCGAAATACAGATGATCGGGATGCTGAAGTATGACGAATACAAGTGATAAACTTCTTCACTTTTCCTAGCTAGCCATTCATAACACAAGGCACCGTCTGCGATTCGCGACAAGATATTTTCGTGCTCGACTTCCCATTTGGAGACATTTGCATGCACGACAAGATTTTCGAGATTACTTGATTCGTTCGTATGGTTCTTTGCCATAATTTTTTTCTACAATATCGCTTCTGACAAAAAAGAAGAAAAAGATCCAATTTTAAATTGTTCGAAAGACAAATCAAACCAATTGAGAAAGAAGCAAGTTTGAATAATACACTTCATATCATTCATAAAAGTAGTCCTCTTTCTTCCAGTGAAAAAACTCGTACGTTTCAATGCGATGTTTTTGATCCGATTGAATATCCGACTGACTATCTTGGGCACAAAGTGTTATTATCAATGGTGGATCAAGAACAAAAGGATGAAGACCGTCTAGTTGCATATCGACTAATTTGAAAATTTCGTCAACAGGTACGTAGGGATTTTTTCGCATTGCGCCTTCGAGAATCTTAATTGCATCGAGACGAAAAAGCATAGAATGTGCTCCTGTGACGAATTCATTCAAAAGCCGAAATCCACGAGATGTTTCAATGGGCGGATGGTAGTTTTTTGAGCCCAAATAAAGAATATTCCAATGAATAGGAAGACTGCAACAGATTTGCATCCATTGTTTATCAAATTGTCGATGGAAGCAGACATCATCTTCCAAAACACATAGGTATGGCCATTCGTTTTTGATTGCCATTTGGAAAAGACGAAGGTAGGACATATAAATTCCAAAGGCTCCTTCACTTAATTTGTGATGCGAATATCGACTGGGATACATGATAAACCCTCTTAGTTCGGGTCCTTTTTCTAGACTGCAACTATTCATGTATGTTTCATACTGCAAAGCATCGTTTGAATTTTCAATGGGATCTGTAGCTTCAAAAACTTGCAGATTTTTCAAAGGAATCCTTCCAGCGTTCATCATTGCTTCTAGTCGTCCTCGACGATCGGTGCGTCTTTTTAAATTGACGACAAAACTATGGTCAAAATAAAGAGCGTTGAAGTCAAGCAATTTCGCCACAATATGTTTTGGTGACGGTGTTTCCACGTACATGCGAATTTCTTTCAACCGTCGAATCAAAAATGCATAATTGCGCCAATAGATTTGAAGGACTTTGATATTTTGGACAACCGGACGAGGATAGAAAGGATGATCTTTAGGTACCAACAACGGATCATTTATGTTATTCTGTTCTCCGTGGTTGTAAAAGATACTAAAACGAGCAATGCGAATATTTTCCGGTTGGTCAATGACATCCAAAGTTGCGTCGATGCATTCTTTTGACGTTCTGGCTTTTGACGTGTAAACAGAGAAATCCCTTATCCAATTGGCACAGTACTCCTCCGTTATATTTTCTGACATCAAACACTCTGCTACAATTTCCGGAATTTCAACTTGAAAACTTTTTAAATCTGCACACTTTTTGCATATTCGTTGCTTCTCTTTCTCTGTGAGCGACGGATAAAAGCTATGTAGATAATGTAGAATACTCGTAATATTGGATTTATAATACGCATAAATACATGAGCGAATTTTAGTAATGCGATCGCGTATCGAACCGACATTGGAAGCTTGAATAAAATCAATGTTCTTTTGTCGAAGTGTATCTGTACTTCCTTCTATTTCATTCCATAATACCTGAACTAACTTTTGGGTCTCCTTCACTTGAAATGTCGGAACTGACCTTCGAAACGATAATCTTTCCATTTATTAAAAACTCGTGAGTAAGTACCTTATACTTGAGTATCTCTTTTGTTTACTTCCCCTTTTTTAAATTTCAAGACTACTTGTTGCCTGGAAGTTTATCGTCACAAATAACTTTGCGAAGCAGGGAGTAGTATGCGCGCTGACATGTAGTCTCACTCGTCGGGTGAAATGCGACATGCTTCACAGGATTAATGTTCGCGCCTTTACTTCCTTGAAATGCAAACATATGGTACTTGAAGTAGTCTGAAAACTTTTCTTTCGTTGCATTTGAGTCGTTTGCCTGTGGCAGATGCTGATTAAAGTCCTCATCTTCATTATTTATTCTTGGCTGTAAGGCCATAATGATAATGTTCTTCAATACGATTCTTTCATCTCCTAGAAGGGTAGGAGTTCTAAATGTTGTCTTAATGACAAATCCCGTGTAAGTCTGGTTTTCCAAATGCTTTTTAACAATCTTGATATCCTCTACATCTAAGGGGCTTACTATTTTTGCATAACTTTCAATATGGTTCCTTTTTCCTGCAGACGTTAGAAAATATTCCGAGAAAACCTTTTCATGCTCTTTTAACTGGTCAACGGTAGTGATCAGAACATTTTTTGGACCCCTTTCCCCCTTACTCTTTGGTTTCTCTTTCTTCTTCTGAGAATTATCGTCACCTTTCTCTCCTTCAGACGTTTTACTGGCGTCTGCGTTATTTTTCTTACGTAATTTATTTTTGGCACAGATTTCGTTCAAGTCCTTTTGGAAGGTCGCAGAAACATCTTTGACATCATCAATTGAAAAAGACTGCATATTTACTGAACGATATATTATAAGGAAGATATATTTTTTGGACCAATAGATGGTGAAGTTTCAAAGGGAATTATTTTCTACTATGTAAACTATAAAACACAATTATGTCGGAACCACGAAGATTATCCGATGAAGATGAAAGTCAGATTGATCTGGATGGTTTATTAGACCACGACCAAATGGCCGAAGTCAACGATTTTGACATCGATAACCTTATGAAACGAACAATTTATGACAAAAAGCGCCATTCAGATAACGTTATGACAATCGATGAACAATATAATGCTTCTAGAGAGGCATTCGGTGACTCTATATCTAAATACTATATACATTGTGCAGGTATATTTGATTCGGACTTCAAGGCAAAGTTTCGTAGTACTTTAATGGGCGGAAATCAAGTTACTATATACCCGCAGAATCAGAATTCACGATCCCATCAACAAAGCAATTCAGCATCATCTTCCAAGTCATTAAACTTACAACCAACAAAAACTCCCTCTGTTACTTCGTCTCCCAGAGGAGGAAAGAACAGTCGAGAATTAATTGATGAAATGGCAGAAGGACTGCAATTTGCTGAAGAATTGAAATATGTCGTCCCGTCATCACCTCTCCCTTCACCACCTCGCCTTTCACCACCTCGCCCTTCTCCACCACGGGCTGTCCCGGTAAAATCGCGACGTACTGCTAGACCTCAACCTGTTTTTGAACGACGGATGACACGATCGCAAGCTAAAATAAGTAAATAGAACTACATTAGAGATAGTACCTGCTCCTAACCATCTCTTCAACGCATTCTTATTTCTTCTCAGAATTTAATTCCAATGTAGCTAAGATAGGTACTTCCTCTTTGCAAGGTCCAAGTAACAAAAGATCCATGGCTTCCTGGATTGTAGAAATTGGTGAAGCAGTAAACCCGTTTTCAAACAAATCAGGATTTTCGTTAACTATCTTCTGATAATCTTCCAAATTGTCTTTCGGGAAGAGGACATGTATAATTCCAGCCATTTTCGCTCCGTACATTTTTTGACGCAATCCTCCAATCGCCATGACATCGCCAGATAAATTGATTTCACCCGTAACTCCTTGACGATTATCAATCAACAAATTGTTCAAAAGAGAGTAAAGTGCCACGGTCAATGCAACTCCTGCACTTGGTCCTTCTTTTTCAATCGATCCATCCGGACAATGAACATGGATGCTCATTTTACCCATTTGTTTCCATGCTGTCAACCATTGCTGCTGTCTCTCAACACTTGTCAAATTCCATGCGAGTGTCCGAGACACCTGAGTCGACTCAGTCATCACTTTGCCCAAATTTCCAGTAATTGACATCATCATTGTTTGGTCGGACGGAAGCCAACTTGCTTCGATTGGAATGATACCTCCTGTTTCGTTGCTTGTGGCATAAAGTCCATTGATTCTTCCCACTGTCGCCTCTTGGTGAATCTTTTCCAAAGTCACTGGACGACGATGTTTCAAATATTTTTCACGAACAAGTTTTTCTGTGATTTCAATCGTTCGAAAGGAAGCGGGAAGTAATTTGCGGCGACTCTTCCAAGTCTTTCCTTCGTGTATGAGAAGTTCCAAATTGACATCGCGCGTGATTTCAAGAATACATTCGCGCAGCTTTCGGACACCACCTTCATGGGTATACGTCTTGATGATAAAGTCGACAATTTCATCAGATATCTCCAAAACGACATTGGCATGCTCAATCCCGACTTCTTTCATGACTTGTGGGATCAAATGACGTTTTGCAATTTGTACCTTTTGTGCACCCGTAAATCCAGACGCTTTCACCTCAAAAATACGATCACGCAAGATTGGATTGATGGAAGAGGCGTTGTTGTACGAGAAAATGAAAATACATTTGGACAAATCAATATCTATATTTCCAAAATATCGGTCCTGGAAATGATTGTTTTGTGCAGGGTCAACCATATGAATCAAGAGATTGATAATTTCTTGTCCTCGGTGTGTTTCGCTCACTTTGTCCAATTCGTCAAAGTAAATGATCGGATTCATAACTTTGGATTTGATGAGGACATCGACAATTTGTCCATACACAGACCCTTCATACGTGTACGAATGACCGTTAAGAAACGATGCGTCACTTGCACCACCAAGTGGGATGGCGAAGAAGGGCAATCCAAGAATTGAAGCAACTCCTTTTTCAATCAACGTCGTCTTACCAACCCCCATTGGACCTTCAATGCCGAGTACATTCCCATTAGATGATGGGTTTCGGACAAGTTGTCCAAGGTATTGCAACAGTTTATGTTTTGCAGACTCGTGGCCCATCACTGCATTGTCAAGTACCCCACGGGCATTTGTGAAAAACGCTTTCATTTCCGAAGTGCTTGGTGCCGGAGTTTTGATGAATTTTCCAAAGGGGACACGCAAAATAGCGTCCATCCAAGTAACAAATTTGCCACCTTCTTCTTTCTTTGAATTCTCATATCGAATTAACACTTCTTCACGGACTTTAGCATTCATGGAAGACAACAATATGCGCAGAAGAAAAGGAAGAAACTTTTCTTTTGTATCATCATTGATTTCCATCAACGATTTGACGGCCAATTTTTGATCTTCTACTGGCAATTTACTGAACGAATTTTCTACACTGTTCGAAGAGCGACTCTCACGTGTACGACCCTTCACAAGATCCATAAATCGACGAGAACGTGCTGCCGCTTCATAAGCATCCTTGCTCTGTCTAGGTGCCTTTAAAGGACCTTGAACATCGTGCGAATATGCCTTTCTCTTCCGACGAGAGAGGTGGTTATCTTCTTCCTCGTCATCATCGTCGTCGTCACCGTTCCCTTCACAACACTCGTCATCCTCTTCTTCGTCCTCGTCGTCCTCGTCGTCTTCGTCCTCGTCTTCATTTGCTAGCCTTCGCAGCTCTTTTTCCTGTGATCGAAAATGTCGTAAGATACTCATGAGAAATTCATAATCGTTCAGAGGATTCATTGAATCAGGTGATTGTTGGACCACGATTTGGATGTAAGGAGACGTCGTCGTGTTTGTCTGTCCGGCAACATCTTCAGAATCATCGTCATCTCCGCCAGCACCACCTTTTGCCAAACTACGTTGACTGCGGCGTACAGATTTGGAAACGTGTTTCTTCGTAGTCGTGCAGATTGGTTGAACACTGAACAACATGGTTTCAAAGAGATGGATTTTCTGAATCAAGAACTGTGCATCTCTTTTTTGGATTTTCTGCAACATCTCAAAATATTTCACTGGTCGACAATGGTTCAAGAGGTAAGCCGACACGCTCTTCTGGACCTGATCAAGGTACGCCCTTTCCATTGCTGTTTCGCCTTTGCCATTGTCCAGATTGTCCAGATGCCCCGAAAGGTGCAAATAACGGTACATCGTGTCGACAAATTGATGCAGAGAAAATTCAATCAAAGGATAGAAGGTTGAAAGATACTTGTCAATTTTCTTTCGCATACTAACATCGTACGTGAAGACGACTTGCGATTGTACGAAATCCATATTCTCCATTTCATTTGATTTCATTTCCATTATTTCGAGGATTGTTATTTTTTTCAAAACGATAGATCTTATGTGCTTATATTCAAATATTGCTAAGACTTGGCGCGTCTCAGTTTATCATTTTTTTCATCGTTTTGCATTCAAGTAGCTAATGCTCGACTATATTATCATTGGTGCTGGACCAGCTGGTCTATATGCAGGACTTCTTTTGTCAAATCAACATAAAACTTTCAAAATCCTTGAAAGGAACAAGAAAGCAGGAGGAAGAGTTGGAAATAAAGTATTCGGCGGAGTAGAAATTGTCAAAGGTGCTGGAGTTGGTCGAGAGGAGAAAGATCATACTTTGAAAACACTTTTACAAGAAATCGGGTTGTCTCCCGGTCCACGTCATCTGGTAAAGAAGCAATTTGCTTTCGAGGACAAAGTCTCCATGAAAAGAGTACTGAGAGATCTACAAAAGCACCATTACACGACAAAACAAACGTTTCGACAATATGCAATGGCCATCCTCGGTAAAAAGAGATACGACGCATTTGTAAAGTCGACTGGATACTCAGATTTTGAAAATATGGGTGCAAGAGAGGCAATGACCAACTATGGTTTTGAAGACGATGACGATGGTTGGACGACCTTTCAAGTTCCTTGGAAAAAGATGATTGAACGACTTTGTCAAAAAATTGGACTTGAAAACATCATGTTTGGACAAAATGTTAGTACTCTACGAAACTTGGACGATGTCGTCGTCACAACTGAGGAAGGAATGACCTTGAAAGCAAAGCATTGTATTCTAGCTACTGATATATGTACACTCAAGCGTCTTTTGCCGAACTTCGAACTGTTGAAACTTATCGAGGGTCAACCTTTTCTAAGAGTTTATGGAATCGTCCATGTTGACGATCGAATCGTCATGGCGGAAAAAGTAAAAACGACGACAATCGTTGGCTACCCGCTTTACAAAATCATTCCAATCGATGTTGTAAAAGGTGTCTACATGATCGCCTATTGCGACAATGCAGGTGCAATCGCCTTAAAATCGATTGCTTCAAATACTGCAGAACATCGTCGTTCATGGCAAGATCTCCTCAAAACGGTCTTAGGAATCGAGATTCGTTTGGATTGTATCTCTTCTTTTTATTGGCCGATAGGAACTCATTATTATAAACCGCTCGAGGAAAGTCTTGAAAGTTTTTTACGTAAAGTTCAGCATCCTGCGAACAATATTCAAATATGTGGAGAAGTGGTTGCTACCAATCAAGGATGGACAAGTAGTGCTTTAGATTCAGTCAAACGATTGCAGTTGTAGCCATGAACTCGTCACAATTCCAAGTGCTACACTATTTGGAAATATGCAGACTACTGATGTTGGAAGATGCGATTATGTCGATGAACCCTCGCCTCATCTAGTTTGTTCGATTTGTTTTCTGATCTTTGCAAATCCAGTCGCATGTCCTAACATGAATATTTTCTGCTACGACTGTCTCAACAAGGCATTACGTATTCGCGAAAACTGTCCAATGTGTCAGGTTCCTATGACGATAGAAGATGCGAAAAAATGCGGATTTGCAAGCGGCGTTATCGACGATTTGAGCGTTCATTGTCCTTACAGTACCCTCAAGCGGAAAGCAGATAAGCTGGACAACGAATCTGATTCTGTCAGTAACGGATGTACATGGTCAGGTCCCCAAAAAGACCTTCAGAATCATTTGTCCATGACCTGTTCAGATGTTGAAGTCGAGTGTCCCTGGAAGCCAGTATGTGGATTCAAATGCTCTCGTGGCAACATGAATGCTCATTTGCAATTGGTTGATGCACACAAAGAAATGGCCATAGCGACTGCAAAAGAGTTGTCGGATTTGAAAGAAAATTTGAAACGTAGTATTTTCTTCCCCGATGGATCTGTTTATGAGGGCATGATGGAAGGTTTCGTTTTTCACGGAAAGGGTACCTTGCGCTACGGAAACGGCGACATCTTCACAGGAACATTTTCAAACGGAAAAATTCTCAAAGGGAAGTATACTCTTGCCACGGGGGAATTCTACATAGGCCGATTCAAGAACGGTCTTCGAAATGACCGAAGAGGCGAACTTTATTATGTCAACGGAGACAGATACGAAGGAGAGTTTCTCAATGGATCAATTACGGGAGAAGGATACCTGTTTCTGGCCAACTATTCTCATTATCATGGTCGGTTTGAAAACGGTATATTCGAAGGCGAGGGATTGTACTTTTCTCATGAAAACGAAACCCGAATATATGGTACATGGACAAATGGAAGAATTGCTTCTGGAATCATTTACGATAGAGACGACAATAAATATTCTGGGGACATCTCGGATATGAAACCCCATGGAAAAGGGCGTATGGAGTTTTCACCAAGAGATCCTGGAAACCGTACTTTTTACGAGGGAAATTTTTTGAATGGTGTTTTTCATGGTTCAGGTGAACTTGGATACAAGGACAAAGAACCGGTACATCGAATGTTTGATCATGGCTCAGAGGTAGTAGATTTGACAATCAACTTGGACAATTCCATAAACTCTGGAGAAGACGACTTATAATGACGACCCGAATAATTTGAAAATTACTTTGCAAGAACAGAGGCGTGAATCAGATAGACACTATTTTCACTGACACAAACAATGTCGGCGCCTCCGTTTTCATTCTCTACTTGAAAAACTTTGCTAATGGGAGAAGTGTACTCGTCGTTGCTTTTGTAGAGAATAGTTTCCTGCTGTTGAGTCTTGACGAGTTTGCAAGTTTTTCGTAGACTGTCGGCATAGTAATCAAGTTTAATAACTTTGTCTGTTTCAATGGCTATATTTGATGCTTGTCTCAAAGCTGCTAACCCTGGTGTAATTTGCTTCTGCTGTTGCTGCTGAGTAGCTAGAGTAGTGGTATGTGCATTTGACGACATTAGATTACAATTACTTCTAGTTTATTTAATTTCAATGACAAGAGATTTTCAATATTCTATAGACGCACGTTCAAAACAATGCATCTAGTGCAAATTGCGAACCATCAACAGTTGCTGCATCATCACCGACGAAATTCGTCTCTAGTGCGTATTCAGACACCCGTCTTTCAAAAAAATTCGTTTTTCCAGTCATGGTTATCATTTCCATGAAAGAAAACGGATTGGTGGCAGACCAGATCTTCTTGTACCCCAACTGAATCATGAGTCTGTCCGCCACCATATGGATATATTCTATCATCAAATCTGCATTCATTCCGATAAGCTGACATGGCAAACTTTGTGTAATGAACTCCTCCTCAATAGCGACAGCTTCTTGCATCATTTTTCTCACCACCTCTTCCGGAATACGAAGTAACGTATCCATGGAATTGTAAAGAAGAACGGCGAAATCCGTATGCAGTGCCTCGTCGCGGCTAATGAATTCGTTACTGCAGGTAAGGCCAGGCATAAGTCCTCGCTTCTTCAACCAAAAAATCGCACAAAAGCTTCCAGAAAAGAAAATCCCTTCAATCATAGCAAATCCGACAAGACGCTGTGCAAAAGAAGCGACTTTGTCTGTCATCCATTTGTTTCCCCAATTGGCTTTTTGCTTCACACAAGGAATCAAATTGATCGCTTGAAACAATTTTTCCTGGTCTTTGGTAACCAAGGTGTCAATTAACAACGAGTACATTTCTGTGTGAATGTTTTCAATAGCCAACTGAAAACCGTAAAAGCAACGCACTTCAGGAATCTGTATTTCATTGTAAAAACGCGTGACGAGATTTTCTGCCACGATTCCATCACTTCCGGCAAAAAATCCAAGAATAGAAGAAATGAAAAATTGCTCATCTTTGTTCAACTTCTTCCAATCTTCACGATCTTGACGCAAATCTATTTCTTCTACTCGCCAAAAGGACGATTCAGCCCTTTTGTACATGTTCCAAAAGGCATCGTGACGAATCGGAAAAAGAATAAATCGGTCATAATTTTCTTCCTTCGAAGCAACAGTAGACGCGATTGAAGATTGAAACTCGGACAATGCGTCTTCGATTGTCATCGTTTTCGGAAGGCTTTCCAAAAATCTGAGAAGTTGGTCATGTGAAGTTGTCATTGTGAGAGATAATTAGATAATTTACTCTTATTGTTATATTTGGAAAAATAAATCCTGATCAACTAATAAAGTAGCCAATTCATTTTCATTTTTTGTAATGGAATCGGTCGCCATGCTCACGAATTCATT